GTATTGTACGTTGTTCCTGCTTTTTGTATAGCACCTAAAATATTTCCGTTAGCTAAGTCATTGATAGCACCACCAACACCATCTACTAGTCCATTAGGTCCTAATATAGTACCATTTGATCCAGGTCTTGCGATAGGACTCAATGTTCTGTCATAAGTGCTATCAAGACCAAAGCCAGTTACAATATTACTAGGTGTTTGACCATCTAATGCGCCTTGATTGTATACGACAGTTTCATACTCAACGCCCATAGACATTTCCATCGTACCACCACCTTCAGAATAGCTGTAAGTATCATGTCCGGCACGTGATAAAATAGGATTAATTAATGTATATGCTACAAAATTATGTTGATTAAACCCAAATATTGTAATATTCTTAAAGAACGGTAGCTTTGCAGAATTAGGGCCCGACGGGGTACTAGTCTCACCTATATAGCCCCAATTATCATCACCTGTTATTGAAGGTGAATATTGCGTTCGTGTATTATAGTTAGCAGATGTTGCCCCTGCTTGAGGTTGTCCACCCCTAGACCCTGCAAATACTACTTTTGGTTTTGTTGAGTCTGCATAATAATATGTGAAATATGCTTGCCATAAATTTCTAATCACATTACTGTTATCGTCATGAAAAGTAATGTCAATAGGATCATACTTAATCTTAGTCTGCACTAATCGTTTTCTATTGTACTGATTCAATTCAGTAGTAGCAAAATTATAGCTAGGTAGTTTAACTGTCTTAACCGCTAATCCAAAATTTGCACCTGTTTCTACGTTAAAAGGATAAGCTTCTCTATTGATGTCAAAATATACATGGAAAAGAAATTTAAGCTTAGGCGAATATGCATACGCATTGGGTCTAAATATTTTAGCCGCGTGTTGTTGGTCACGAAGGTAATCGCCACCGAAAAAAGTTCCGGCGGCGGATTTAAGTTGGGTTTGAAAAAATCCAGCCATGATTTACTAGATTTTAAATCTATTAACCTCCAGAACCAATACCCGTGACTGATGAGCCACCCAATGCACGACCTACGCTTGCGCCTACGCCAGATGCCAATGGTGACTGAATTGCATTATCAAAACGCAATGTCATTGCGATTGTTACTGCTTCGTTAGTACCGTAATTCAAAGTATTGTAGTTAGCTGTCTGCAAGAAGCAACCATATAGTTCCCATGTTTCTAGAACTGAGGGCGCTGATGCTCCATTGCCACCGTCTAAGATTTCAATGTTTGTTTGAAACTTGTAATCTTGGCCAGTTGCCGCTGATGCTTGTTCAACAAAGTCCATTTGTTTCTGTAATTGTTGACCAACTAATCTAGATACTGTTCCAGATGCATCATCTCTGACGTTAACTGTCATTGGGTTCCAAGTATGCTTACCTGCTAGATACAATGTTGAGTTGTATATTGGTACTGTGATTTCAGCGAAAGTCACGTTAGGACGTGAGCAATCAATAACTTGTTTTGTCAATTCTACGCTGGATGAGCTAGCACCGAAATTTAAGAAATTTACTCTAAAACGATACTGTAGTTTTGGCATCAACAAGCCTTGGTTTCCACCTGCGTTGTCTGACGCTACGGTCATGTTGAACAATGATTGTGAGGCTGTTGCCATTTTTTTATCTCCTGTTATTAATATTTATCTATATTAGATTGGGTACGTAAGTACCCAATCTCTCTTTATGCACCTGATGACAATTCACCTGTGTTTAAGATACGAACCGGAACATAGATGAATTCAGCTGCCTTAACAGGCTCAACTGCAACATCAATCCACAATTCATTTCTATCAATACGAGCCGGTGTGTTGTTACTTTCGTCACAAACAACCAAGTAATCGTATAGACCACGTTTAGCAACTAAATCAACTAGCAATGTTTCAACAACACCAGCGATTTGATTACGTGTCAATGCATCGTTAGGTTCAAACACGAATGGTCTGCAAGCTAATGTCAATTGACGACGGATATAAGCAATTAGACGAGCTACGTTAGTTCTGTCAAGAGCACTTGAACTATTGAAACTTGTCTTATTACCATAGTTCAACAAACCAATACCTGTGAAGAACACTAACGGGTTGATAAAGTTGATATACAATACATCACGGATACCTAAACGAGTTTTAATTGTCTGGAATTCGCCAGTTGTACGATTCAAATAACCAATGTTTGTAGCATTGTCAATAGTACCTCTACGAGTTCCTGCTGCCGCTAACCATGGGTAAGAAACAGTATCATTACGCAAGAATGTACGTAACATCATATGTGATGCCGGGACAGCAACTAAGTTGCCTGACAAGTCCGGAGCAATACCGCTTGGATAGAACAAACCTAAGTATGTATTACGAGTTACACAACCGTCTTCACCTGTGCTTGTAGCTCCTGCGGCGTTAGTAGCCCATGCTTGAATGTCAGTTGCACTATCAGGTAGACCCATCGGGGTATCACCGATGATGTAACCTGTTTCACCACGATCAGCATTCAATACAACCATGTTAGGTTGCATTTCTGGATAGTAAGGTGATGCCATCAAGTTGAAGAAGTTATCTTCGTCACGAATTGCTAAGTTTGTATCACATGCAGAACGCAATGCTTCTACTACCATAGCACGTTGTGCTTTACGACCCATATATGGACTACCATTAGACTGTAGACCACTTACAGATACCCACGCATCTGTTTCAGTTGGAATAGTTTGATCTGGGAAGCTTGCTGAGTTAAAGTAATTAACACGATATTGCTTAACGTTGTAACCTGAACGGCGTGTGTTAAACAACAACATGCCTGGTGGATACAATGCATCATTAGGTGCATCCAAATCTAAATAGTTGCTTGCTAACAAACTACTGATTGACGGAATAGGATCATCTGCTGGGTTTACTGTACCATTAGTTGCCCAACGAGCATCAGCAAACAATACACCCTGTGAGGTTGTTTGATCTGCATTATCAATTAGTATCCATTGATTAACACCGTTTAAACTCTCCCAGCGACTAATTATTGGGTAGTCATCAAGATTTGCAGTACTAATCCATAAGTCACCGTATACTAACGCTGAACCATCACTTTGTACAGTTGGTGCACTAGGACTAACAATTGGTCCATTAGGATCAGTTGTATTAGCACCTGATGTTGGGAAACCTGAATTATCATAGTTCAATGTACCATAACCTTTCCAAGCACCACCATAATTAACCATGATATCTACTTGGTCAACTACTGAATAGAACCAGTTAGTGTTATTAGCTGGGGCGATAGTAGGAGCACCTTCATTTGAGATGTATGTAAAATCTACCCAGTTAGATAACTGTGTGCTATAGTTTGCAGGTGGAGTGCCTGACAAGTGAATTAATCCAGCTACTGCACCAGTAAGGGCGACAATAGTGGTGACAGTTACTATCAAATCGTTAGCCGGTGATGCACCACCCAATTGTGTTCCTAAGAATTTAACAGTATCGCCTACTGCATATCCAGTACCTGCGGCTGCAAATGATGTTGGATTAACACCGTATAGTGCGTTAACAGATAGAATGTTAGGTATTAGACCAGTACCAGATGTACCAGTTTGTACTGTATCTTGGGTCGGGGCAAATCCTAACGATACAGAAGGCCCATACTTACATCCTGGAGTTGGACCTACTGAACCACTAGCAACTGCTAAGAAACCAGCTGCCGCTAAGAAACCATTACTTATACCAGTAGTAGTATTAATATCACTGATAACAATTTCGCCGCCTTCAGTATGTACTAGTTGAATAGCACCATCAGTAGTCACAGATGCCTGTGTAAACGGAATATTTGCCGCAGACCATGCTGTACAAAATCCAGTTGCTGTATATGAAGAATTGAATGTTACCGTATATGCAGATGACAATGTACTAGAACCCGGTAATGATACGTTTACTTGTAAAGTATACGGGCCAGTGAATGTTGGTGTTGAGTCAATACCAGTAACTACAGTAGGACCACTAGCATAACGTTCCCATAGATAAACCGGACTTGATAAAAAGTTTGCACCATACATATATTGTGCGTAAACTGTGTCTGCAGGAATAGCTTGCCCACCTGTAGGATCTAATGCATTGTTAGCGGCTGCATCAGAAACATAGTTAGTAACATTTTTAGAAGACCATGTAGCTGTAGTTGCCTTGTATTGTGACAATACATGATTCATGCCTCCGCCAGCACTACCAACCTTCATCCATATAGAACCTGTAGGGCGAGGGTATGTCTGACTTGAAGACCATAATGGCATCTCTGCCGCTGTTCCCCATGCAAACCCGGGCTGATAGTAGTAACCTACTTCTATACCCAAATCTGCTAATACAGTTCCTGTACCACTAACAATGCGTAAGTAAGGGGGATTATTTAAGTCGGTTGTGTTAGGGTTTGATCCAAACAAGCATAACTTACCGTCACGCACTTCGGCTGATAAATTATCAAAATTTAATGCATTGATAGCTGTAGCTACACCTGCAACTGTGTTGTTTGCTGCCGCAGGTACTGTAATAGTGACACTATAGCCATTATTAACATTAAGAACAAACGAGTCACTTGCAGTCAATGAAGTAGGAACGTTTGTACCAATAATAGTAGGAGTATCCTCTGCCCATGCGGCGGATCCAATAAATGTCCATACATTATCTGTGGTTTTGTAGAAGAACTGTTTACCTGTTGGATTAGAAGGAAGTGTGTCAATTTCAATTGAATTTACTGCATAGTCTCCTATGTTACCAATGCTATTTAACGGGAAACCACCTGATAGTAGAGTTGGATCTGAAATCACGATTGGTGATTGTTGAGTAAATTTACCAGTAGTTGAACTGAACTCAAAGATACCCCATGTACTATTAGTAGTATCTAACCACCAAGTTCCGTCTGTCGGGGCACCTGTTGGGCGACCAGTTTGTCCTACTAAGCTTGCCAAATCAATGTCAGCACGTAGAACATAGCAACGATTAGTAACGCCCAATAGACTGTATGCAGCCAATAGACCATATTCGTTAAGTTCATAACCCTGAATTGGTGTGCCATTCGTAGTTGTATAGAAGAACGGTGTTCCATAAAGAGTAACCAAATCACGTTGACTCGTAACTTGATAAAGTTTGTTTGCGTTTGCCGCGGTTGTAGCCTGTGCTACTCCAGTACCAGTAGCGTCAGCTTTATTCTGTGCTGTAGCTAAGATTACTAATGGGACAGAACTGGTTGGGGCTGGTAAGTACTGACTTTGGTCAATTATCGTGACTTCTACGCCTGGTGATGTTAATGCCATTTTATATTTTCCTTTTATGTAGAATTTTGAGGGTTACAACCCTAATGCATAGTATTATTTAGTAAAATAACTAAAAAAGGATGGTTAACGGTGCCTTTAAAGGTTTTTTCAAACTAAATACTCTATGCTAGTATCAAGACCTATATGCTCACATTGTAACAAAAACTTCTGTGCAGTGAATTACAAACGCAACGGAATAACGTACTATAGATCCATGTGTGATGAATGTGGTAGGAAGAAAAATAAACTAAAGCCCAGAAAGGCTAACTGGACTAAA